CGCTGCCCTGACGGGCAAGCTTCCGGTTAACGCTCTGATCATTTAAGTTGATACCTCGCTTGCGTAGTTGGCGTCTTAAGTGATTGCCAACTCCCTTCTGAAGGTACATATTGATATCTGGCTCTTTACAAGCACAGCGATCAATCTCCGTTTTCTTTGGAACGGTGAAGAGCTGAGCCCCCTCTACTTCCCTAAGGAGATAAAAAAGACCCAACTCTCGAAACAACGGTACTTCGTGATGGATCACATCTACGAACTGCGCTGCTTCCTTAGTAACATCGGCCTGGCCGAAGAACTTCTGAGCCGGTAGGCTCTCAGTTCGGCGGCGACTCGTGCTAGCACCTCCCGAGAAGGACCCAATGACAAGTTCATTAGTCAAAGGGCCCAAAATTTCCTCGGTTAGAGCTTGCGCGCGTTTCAGGAAGGTGTAAAACGGAACCCTGGGCAGTATATTATACCCTCGATCCATTCCACGTAAACGCTGGTTTGTTTTAGCGTTCAGAGCTTCGGTCTGCCACCATTTGTTGATTGCCGCAGTGCGGCGAACAACGGCAGGAACGTGTGCCTCAGCGTTAAACTTACTGAGATACTCATCCCTCAGGTAACAGGACGCAAAGTCCTCCTGACCATCCGTGAAGGAGATTAATCCCTCGATGGCTCGGGTGCACGACTCGGGCAACCGAGTGTTTGCATTCCGCATAACACTGGAATTCCGATTTTGTCTTCGACTGTGCTTAGGCATAGTTCTGGTCCTTTTGGATTCCATAGACTAAACACACTGGCCATAGAGGCCAGTGCAGCCACAACCGCTGCACCAAATGATATGGTGAAGCGGCGCGCTATTCGTCCTTTTTCGTAACTAACCTCAGAGAGGTAGAAACGATCCCCCCTACCCACTAGAATTAACTAGTAGATGGGGTTAAGGTTCGTCAGGAGGTCATTCAGCATGACTTGGTTCGCCGCAAGGGCGTTCGCCATCATGCCGACAGCATCCTTCCGTTCCTGGAGGGTCGAGAGCGCATCGAACGTGCACTGTACTTCGACGTACGCGCTACGGACGACCACCGGGGATTCAACCCCGTTAATCGTCTGCGTTTGCACGACGGGTACAGTGAGCCGAAGTGACGGACGGTACTTTCCGTTCGAGTTACGGAGCTGCGCGGTAAAGCGCGAATCTCCGGCAGGAACGCCGGTCTTCTCTGTGAAGACGCATACTCCGTTGGGATCATTCCCATCGGGAGTAAAAGTATGCGCGACAGGAGTCGCTGCGCGGTCATTGATGACCACGGATGCACGTGCAGACATGCGTATTTTCTCCGTATTGTTAAAGGAGGGAACTCGTTGTCGAGCGTACATTCACTCATCAACGTAGAGACCGAAGAGATGTAATTGCTAAGGCTAGCGCCTTAAGCGGTCTATCTCCTCGGAACGGGTCAGAGTCAATCCAAACACCGGGCAAAGGCCACGAGGTCAAGTGATCTCGGGAATAGCCTTCATAATGCCACGACCCGTCAGCAGGAGTTTCCGATTTGTCCCATGCGGGACTGTCGAAACCTGCGTAACGGTTGGTGTAAGTTGCGCTCGCTGTTACGCGAGCACTGATTGATCCGTCGACGAAGTCTAACCCAGCTGGCGCACTCAGCGCAGAAAGGACCGGCCCTATAGGGACAAACCAATCAACGACAAATGACCAGGGTATCAAGTCCCATCCCAGGGACAAGGGGTTTAACAGACCTAATTGATTTAGAGCGCGTGCACCTTTGTTTTCTGGGTTTATTCGACCCCAAAGACTGCACTTAACGCGTGTATTCACGTTCGTGCCACCTACTTGGGTGACACAACCAGAAGCGTAGTTAACGAGTGGAGCTGATTGGCTCTGTTCGCTAACCGTAGCCTCGCCGTGAATGAGCAGGGGGCCATTGGCCTTGCCTCTCGCTAATTCAATTAGTCCGTGCACGTCTTGCATAATGGGTTTTAGCCCATACACGTACTTCAGATATTCTTCGGCTGCGCGTGTTAACAATCCCTTACGCTCCAAGGAGCGTTTGGTTTCGTGAAGCAACGCAGGCCACAGCTTCGGCGCTTTTCGGATCTGTTTATTCAGAGCCCAAAAAGCACTTCCGGGTGTGGACATCAGCCCAACGGTCTGTCGCATCGTGGCAAGATTTTCCCCAAGATTGACCTTCTGGTCTGCTATCTTAAGGAGTGCCTTCGTAACAGCTTGATTTCGCATCATGGTAGGAATAACAGGATAACTGGTTCTCGAACCTAACCCGCCTTCCTCAACAGAGGAAAGCGGAGAGAAGTATAGAGAGTCACCTGTATAACCACCAGCGGAGCTTCGTGCTATACCTTCGAGACCAACAGGGTGTGTCAGTTTAACGGCCCGCGTATATTGTGCGGACCCTGGCGACAACTTGCTGGTGTAACGATTGTAAGCAGTGGCTCGGCGAAATCGGGAACCATCCGGAAAAGTGATGAATGACCCACTTGTGGGCGCCGGCTTAAAACTTTCTTCCGTTACGAAGTCGTAACGGGTGATGTCTTGGCCAACGCTACCCCCTTCACTCCAGAAGAGGGTAGCCGAATCATATTTTCTGGTAGTTCCAGCCATTCGTTATTCTCCACAAAGTGAGAGTGGCGTCTGAGACGGGGATAGACAACTACCCCATGGGAGCCTTCGG